CATTGTGTCCAAGCTTGTCAACATAATTGGTACGTTCATTATCAACATATACTTTGTAGGAAAGTACAGTCATTTTGATCTCGTTGTCGTAAATCTCACCGACTTTGACATTGCGAGAAGGCGCGCCGTTCGGGATGCATTTCATGACTGCACGGCAGAGAATATTCTCCGTGGTGCCATCCTGCTGAACTACAGCCTGAACCCAGCGATACTCAACAATTTTTGGCTTGTGAGTCGGCTTGACAAGAAGCTTCAGGCCCTTGTCATCGCCTTTCTTTTTGAACGTTACCTCCATGTTGTTAACGCGTGCATAAATCGGGAAGTTCGTTGTGCCAGTAGCTTCAAATTCTGCAGTCTGGTAAACGATCTCCGGAAGAGTCGCCTCGATAGAATAACCGCAGCTCACACCATCAACAAACGTTTTTGTCTCTTCAACAGGGCCAGCGTAAGTATTAAAGCCTAACATTATTCCTCACCTCCATAAGTGAAAGAAGTATAACCAGCATCAGACCATTTGCAGGAAAGATGGAAGTAATGTGCTTCAGGAGTCGGGGTAGCAAGGCCGTCAAAGTAGAACTCACCATTAACCCAGTTGGTGTAGCTATCACCATCCGTAACAAAAGTGATAGTCGGAGAAGTTCCGTTCTCAGCGTCACGGAGAAGTGCGCCAGCGCCAACAAGAGAATCAAGCTGGCTCTGCTCTTCCTCGACAACAGCATCTCTAAGAGCAGTTGTCATTGGACGATCAATTTTGCTTGCATGTCTCTGTTGGAAGCCATTCATGATGTACTGAATCATGCGAATAGATACATCAAAAATAATGGAAGCGTCATTGTCCACGCCATACTGATATGCTGCAGTATGACCGCCCCAAAGAACCCACTGGCCACCAGAAGGAATAGCCGTTCCAATGCCAGCAGCATTGAGCTCATTTGCAATAACTTCACCAAATCCATTATTAACAGAGTTAACACCGAAGTACTGTTTGATTACAGGAATACTCTTATTGGAGCAAGTCTCCATAGGAATATTCTCATTTGCGTAATCAATTCTCATCTGCTCAACAGTTGCCAGAGTGGAAAGATGATAGACATTACCATCTGCGCCAGTTGCTCTGGGCCACCATACAGAAGAAATGCTGTTGTTGATGCCGTTCTTAGACTTCCAATCAATGGCCTTTTCATAGGTGTCAATAAGTTTATTATCTGCACCAACAAGCGGAATGTCAGCCTCAACAAAAGCATCAAAATGATTGTTGATCTTCCGTGCAGCGGAGCAAAGAGCCTGATAAATTTTCGGGTTCTCAGAGAAGCCGGGAGCAGCAATCAGGTTGACTACATCAAAGTTCTTGCTGTAGACAAGCTCAATAGCAGAAAGCCCCGTCATTTCGCCCTGATCCGATACACCGCCGATAACGTCTTCTGCAGTAACCTTAGTAGGATCTACCACATCATAAGTTGCATCAACCGTACCAGTGATTTTGTCAGAGGTAACAACAAACTTGGATTTTGTAAAGTTGTAGGTAATGTCATAGTCAGTACCAGCAACTTTGTCTGCAATCTTAAAGCTGTCAATAATTGCTTTATCATCAGCAAAAGAAGCAGAACCGTTCGCAAAGTTCAGAGATACTTTCTTGCTCTCCTCGGCCTTATGAGCAACCGGATCAAGTACGTTAATCATATAAATTGGAGCAATTGCGCCATTCGCGTTGAAGAAGTGTGCTCTCATTGCCTCGCACAGAGTGAAGCTCTCCCAGTCATCAGAGTAGCCACACTGAGCTACAGCGCGAGACCAGTTAATCATCCGAAGCGGTTTGTTTACATAATCAGAACCGTTTTTCAGAAGATTTACTGGAGCAGTTCCAACGTATACGGCATTAGTTCCAGTCTGTACAGTGCTGCGGGAAATAGTCTCTCCCTGATCAGCACCAATACCATGTTTGTATGCCATAATCAGTCTCCTTAATCTTCAAGTAAAGGTTTTATTGTTGTGTGAATACTGAATGCAGGTGTCAGCACGTTAAATGATATGTAAGTAAAAAAGTACGGGTAGAATTCGTGTTTGTATTTGTATGCGGATGCATCGCCCTTTTTGATACTTACACTCTGATCTAAGAAGGTATACTTCCCGAAGTGCTGCGAATTTTGAATAACTCGCTCTGCGACATCTGCAAAATTCCACGCATCTTCCCATCCAGCAATGGATTTTTGGAATTCCAGCTCAGGGTCAGAGCGGTAAAGGATGTTGCCGTTAGAATCTTTAACAAGATTCCCGTTCTCATCTTTAATTGGATACATAACATCTTGAGAATGAATCCCCGGATTCCACGTTCCAAATACAAGCGTAATTGGAATGGATTCAAACTTTTCTATCAGATCACGTTTGACTGGTGATTCATCTCTTCCAGTTACAACTACACAGGACGGATGACGATAGTCTGTCTGGTCCGCGAACTCTGGATACATCGCATAACATTTTGGAGTAACCAGTTTATATGGGTATTCTCCATCATGTACTGTA